TGAAATGGTGTAATTACCCGTGCTGTTACGCACAACCGTAGCTACATTTCGGCTGTTTATAATCGTAGCGGTAGCCCCAGTCGCACCGTCAAATACAACCCATGTATCTGTTGTAGCCGCGCGGGTTGAGCGCGCGGCTGATGTCGAGGCGGTAATGTTAAAATTACCCACAGTGTAAGTACCAAGAAAATGCCCGCTAAAATTATTTCGCGCAGCGGTATTAGCCCCATCAACTTCGGTAAATCCGAAAGTGGTTGTGGGCGATCCTTGACTATCTTTGGAAATGCAGTTTACAAAAATATTGTCTGTACCACCTGAAACACCAAAACTTTCGCTGACTATGCTGCGCCCTGCGTTTTCTACCACAACATTTGAAACTACGTTGCCAACCGGAACGCTACCGGCAACGCCTTGGTCAGTGATGATAACGCCGCCCTCGTCAGAGTTTACAACAGTACCATTAGCAACAGTGTTATAGCTTGCTCCAGTTTGTGCTGTTTGCCCGTTGATAGATACGCCATGGCCGGAATTTACAGAAACATGAAACCCGCTAATAGTATTGTAAAATGAACCGCCATTGATGGCGATGGCATCAGACAAAGCAGCGGCTGCCGGTTCGCTGCCAGCCATTACTAAGTTAGTGCATACGCAACCAGTGGCTTCTTCAATTAACAGTATTTCACCGTTAGTCATCAAGCCATTAACAGTGTCAACTTGCGTATAGTTATTGCCGATGATGTGTATGCCACGGCCATTTATGTTGCGGAATATTACGTTAGACACGCGGTTAAACGAGCCATCAGCCACAAAGTTTTTAAGGTAGATAGCCGCGCACGCAGAATTGCCGCCGGTGCTATAGACTTCTACGTTGTCTATCGTACAGCGAGAACAGTTGTTTAGGTCAATGCCGTGAACAGTTGATCCTGTAGCCCACACATTTTCTATTTTACCTCTGTTGCAGCTTACAAATAGTGCAATGGTAGTTCCAGTGTCATCAGCATCCAAGGTCAAGTTGCTAATTGTCCAATCGTCTTTGCTGGCCATATTAATGACTGCATTTGCCGAACCGCTGACAATCTTCAGAATTGAGGGCGCGCCAGAACCGATAAGAGATTTTCCGCTGGGAATAGAAAGGTTTTCAACTGCAAATGTGCCTTGTGGAACATAAACTACACTAGACGCAGCTAATGCGGCGACAAATGCCGCAGTATCGTTTGCTATTCCGTTGCCGATTGCGCCATAATCCAAAACATTGGCGGGAGCGCCTTCGATCATAGAATAAGTGGCTTTGGTGAGGCTCATGTTAAATCACTTTCAATTTGCGCGATAAGTCATAGCAAAATCAACGCGGGTTCCGTTTTGAAATACTGTCAAAGGAACCGACATAGACGCACCGGCGGCGGTAAATCCACCAAACGTAATAGTTTGGCCTGCTGGCGTTACACCCGGAACTATAGATGTTACGTTTGTAGCTAGATTACCACAGTACCAAACTGAGCCAGTTCCGCGTGATGAATTGCTTGGGTTAAATGCTTGAAACGGCAAACCGCTAATTGTTGTGGTGCTGCCAGTACCAAGGACGTTAAGCAAAAGCTGGCACTGAACGTAAACAAGATCGCCTACACGAACGTAGTAGCCTTCTTGGGTAGTGTATGTAGCGTCACCGCCAACTGAAGGTGTCCAAGCACCTTCTTCATACCAGTTCAGCAATTCGCTGGTCATGCCAGCCGCGTGCGTGTTTGCGCTGAAGTCGATGCCGTTACCCGCAGTGCTGAAGGCCAAGTTGCCCGTGCTGTTAAATCTTGCCCGCTCAGTCAATGTGCCGCCAGAAGTGGTGGTCAAGAAAGCCAAATAGCCAGCTACGTTGTTATTGGTGGCGTTTTCTTTACGCCCCGCAACAGCAGCAAAAGGGAAATAGCTGGATGCGTTATACTTACCGCCAAGACCGATCTGCGTACCAACGCCAGTACCTAACGTGTCTGTAGCGCGTAAAAACATATTGCCTTCAGAGTTAACCGCTGGCGAAGTCCAGCTTGTAACGCCAAGCATATCATTGACAGCTACCTTAACCGTCGATGCGCTCTGCACAATCGGCAGAACTTCGGTGCCAGCTAAAGGTGTTGTTGCAGCAGTTAATGCGGAGATTTTTTTGTCGGCCATGAGGCGTATCCTTAATAGTAAACAACAAAGTTAATGGATGGCATATCAGTCGCTACGCCGCCGCTAAACGTAAAAATATCAAAGTCGTTCTGCGTCTTATTCTGGATGCTGAGAACTTGATCTGTTCCAGACGCAGTAGCAGCAGAAGCCACAACCACATAGCTGACAACAGGAGCCGTGTTGCCAAATGATACGGTGTAGTCACCCGCAGAATTGCGAACGCTAGTAGCGTTAAAGCTGCGCGACATTGTTCCTGTGGCTCCATCAAACAAACCCCATGCACGCGCCGCAAAATTGTCAGCCGGATATAACGTATCCGTTGCTTCAGCAAACGTAATTGAGCCAATGTCGCTCAAGAATCCTTCGATAAAAGCGTTTTCAGTCTTGTTATATGCCTTCAGGCGGCAAGTAGTTTTGTTGGCGGTGTTAGCCGTGCCAGGTGCGCCGCTAGTCACATCATCCGTAATAACATCAAACTGACAGTTAGTCAGATATGAAGCCCCACTAATCGGTAGATCAATAATATCTGGGATTGTGCCATTGTGCTTTACATTCATGAAGCGGCTATTCAACGAACTGTTAGCCGACAACGGGTATGAATTGCTCTCAGCATAACTAGAAAAGTCAAACAGTGCGGCAGTCAAATCACCATCCATCGTGACGTTGCTCATGCTGATGTTGTTAGCATCGCCACGCCACAGAGAACCCACAGCGCCATAAGTGCTGTCGTTAAAAACATATATATCACTAAACGACACGTTGCTTCCGCGATCTGAAACAATCACGCCAGCTTGCGTTGTAAATGTTGTCAGATGACCGCAGTTACGAATAGCAATGTTTGAGAACACTGCTTGCATAAATTCGCCTGTGTGCGGATAGCCAGAGGTGTTACCAAACAGCGAGATAGCAACCTGACAGTCACTAATGGTCAGATTAGTAATGCTGACGTTGGAGTTAGCTTGCGCCGCACCGCCAGCAACAGAAACACCGTTCCAGCAGCCAGTAATGTTTGTGCCGCTGATAGTGACATTCTGCGTTCCCGTGCCGCCTTCAATGTTAAACGCACGGCCACCAGGATTTACTGAATCGTTTACACAGTTGCGAATGTAGCCGCCAGAAACACGCACATTGGTTGCGCCGTAACGAATCATTATTCCACTAGCTGGCGATACGTTATTAGCGTCAATCTGAGGGTTGATAAATTGAATGTTGTCGGCAGGGCTGACAGGGTTAGTTACAAATACAGTTTCGTATCCGCCCAAAGGCATTGAGTCCACTTTAACCGTGCCACTCATCATAACGGTTGTATCGCTGTATACGATCAAAGGATCACTGATTAGATAAATGCCGTCTGGAAAATATACGGTACACCCATCCACTGTAGCAACATAATCAAGAGCAGCCTGAATTGCCGCCGTATCATCAGCCACATCGTCGCCAACAGCGCCAAAGTCTTTAACCGATACATATTGCTCTAGTTTAGTCTGAACGCTCTGTAGCGTTGCTCCAGCGGCAGTCAGGGTATAGCTGATGTCATTGGCATTACCGCTATTGATAACACCAGTTTCGTTCGTCATTACTTCAATGCTGCTATTCAGCGGTGGAGCTACTGTAAACGTAATGGTGTTGCCAGCAAGCGTATAGCTATCCTTTTCCTGATAGACGCCATTGATGAATACGTTAGTGGCAAGGATAGTGCTAGGCGATGCTGACAGAACGAAGTCAACCTCAACGCCATCACCAACAAAGTCGTTCTTGACAACAGACGCAGATACAGCCGCAGGATCGAAGCCGTAGCCTACAGGACTGTAGAGAACGAACTCCTCGCGCTTGTTGCGGATTGTTATTGAGAACTCGCCACCAGTGTAAAGCAGAGCAGGCGTGCCGTTACGATAGGCGTAGCCATTGCTTGTGCGGATCGGCTGCGTAGCTGGAATGGTTAGGTTGCTATCCCAAAAGACCTGAATCGGATTCTGTTCAGGGTCTTGGTTGATTGCACCGATATACAGGTAGCCGTCATCCAGCGGCGTGCCGTCTAGATCGGTGAATATTGGGTAAGGGCCAGTAACTTGAGTAAGTGCCATTAGAACTTAATCCCTTGCGTCGTTAGGCTTATAGCCGAAATTATGTTGCAGCGAAAGGTCATTAATCCAGAAGCCTTTTGACTTCTTTACGCATTCCTCGTGCTGCCATAGCTTTGCGGAAATCATTAAGAAGTTTCGCTGCCGGAACAGGCAATCCTGTTATGCCAAAAGTGCCAAGAGTATCAACTGCGTTCATAATTGCACTTGATGTTCCAGAGGCATTAATGCTGCCTGGTGGCGATGTAATGATGTCTTTGGTCACATCGTTAATTGTGCTTAAAAGCTCTGCCGTTTTCTTATCAAAAATCACATCAAGTTTGCCGTTCTTCTCTAGGCTTGTAATGATTTTGTTCAGTGCAGCAGGCTGAATTACCGCTTGCCCAGATTCATCTGATGTGATTCCGCGATATGCTTGATCCCTGATCTTTTCCATAACAGAGCCTTGCAATTCGCGCTTTGCACGAACACCGCGAGGGCCAGCACGATCTAGCAAGCCAAGAAGATGCTTTACGCTATCAAGCGGTGTGTTATCTCCAGTGATTTTATCCGTTACCTTCTCAAGAGCAACAAAGCGATCGGTGCTTCCAGGCTTATTGGCAAAGACTTTTTCAACAAGATCGATGTCTTCAAAATCTCTGGCATACTTGGTGCGAGATGCACGCGCCTGCTTATAGACATCGCCGCCAGCGTCCTTGGTTGCGTTGTCGATAATATTACGCATATCACGGCCAAAGGTAGCGTCTGCAGTCCCTGGGTTTGCAACCTTGTTGATAAGCTTACGAATATCTTCCATTTGATTCAGGGCCATCATCCCTGTTTTATTTGGATCGTTAGCTAATATCTGCTCCTCAACAGTCTTTAGAACTGGAGCTAATTTTTCACGAGTGGTTGGCGTTTGCTGTGCAATGAAGTCGCTTAATTCCTGATAGCTAACAGGTTCACGCATCTCACCAGCTTTTTCGGCACGCTTATAAAGCGCACTGGTGCGTGTACGCTCGCGCTTTGCAAGGGTTCCAAGTGCGTCAGAAATAACACCGCCCTGCTCATATGGATTGTTCCATACTTCAGAGCCAGTGCCTTCAATAAACCGCTCAAAGTTCTGACGCAGTTCTTCTTGCTGCTGCGCCATTCTGTCACGAATGGGGCCACCAACTTCATTGTTCTTAGCAAGTTCGCGTGCGCGTTGTTGCTCTGTAAAGTCACGCGTCCGTTGGAATCGTGCAAGTTCAATAGGCACTGGAAGTTCAGCCGCACGTTGAACACGAATTGTTTCCTCGCTGGTGGACATAGCACCGCCACCTGGCCTTGGTGCAGGAGCAACGGTTGGAGCAGGCGAGACTACAGCGCCTGGTACTGGTGCTTGAGGAACCATCGTTGCCGCAGGCGGCATTGCCATGCCAGCAGGGGCTTCGGGAGCGGCTCCTAATGGTATTTCAGGTTGTCCAGTTAATTGTCTAATTCTCGAAGTTACTGCGGGAAGTGCTGCGGAAATGACATCACCAACAACTTTTTCAGCAGGGCCAGCCGCTGTAGCCATAAGGATAGGCTGTGCGTTAAACTCTCCGCCAGCAGCAAACTCAGTGGCTTCTATGCCAGCTTGGGTAGCTCCAGATTTAAGAGCCGCACTCGTAAATGTTGCAGCGCGTCCAGCAGGCGTAAATGCAGCAATGCCACCAATGGCACGAGGAACATCGCTCCAACGAAAGCCAGGTTTGATTCCGTAATCCTTGCCGTCTTGCGATCGAAGGATGTAGTTGCCCTTTTCGTCCTGCCTTACTTCAACGCCAGGATAGTTGGCCTTGATGATGGCAACGGATTCCTCTGGGCTTGTGAACATTGTACCGATACCTGTACGCGCACCAGCAATGGACAGTTCGTTAAGCTCAGGCATGGTTGTCCAGTCGGCAGCAGCCTCGATTTCAGGCGTACTGCGCTCCGAACCAGTTACAGTCTCAATCGCGCCTTCAATAAGGCCCATGTCCTCAGTAACATCTTCCATTGGAGCGAGGTATGGCTGGAACTGCAATTGACGATTAGTATCTTCCTGAAGCTTTGCGATAGTTTCAGGCGTTAATGGTGAGCCGACATTTGCTATCGAAATGGCGCTTAGTTCCTCAATAGATTTACCGCTTTGCCAAGCCGCCTGCAAATCCCTTGCGTTTTTTAGGTCAATTTCCGCAACAACGCGATCGCCAGGAAGCGCCGCAGTTAAACCAGCTACAGGAGCTAATCTTTCGCCAACAGGCTCTCCACCAGATTCTTTTAATTGTCGGTTGAGATAATCTTCAGCGCGTTTTAATCCTATTGCAAATTGCTCTGGGCTTTGATTAGGATTCAGGTTTGCAATAGACGAAACAAACCGTTCCTGCTCACCTGGAGTGTTTGCAAGGCTAGCGACACCAGCAGGGTTAATCTTAGCTAGTCGTGCAAGCTGATCCTGAATAATAATACCTTTAAGGATTTCAATTGATCCCTCAAGGTCAGCACGATTCTGTCCGAGTAGCGAACCAAGAATAGGCGTTTCGCTAATGCCACCAGCCTGCTTTCCTAGTGACAGAAATTTATCGGAAAGATTACGCAAATCCCTAACCGCAGAAATGCCAGTATAAAGCTGCGGAAGTCGATTGGTGTCTTTTTCTGCAACAGGCTTGGCAGTTGGTTGCCCACCAACATCCTTAAACTCTCCGGTTACTGAGCTAACTTGATACACGCGATTAGGATCAAGCCCAGCAGCAGCCTTTTGCTCTGCTGTAGCTATGGAGAATGTTTCCGTAGGCTTTTCAGGCTTTGCAGGCTCTTTGGGCGCAGCAACAATTGGCTGGAGTGACGAAACAGGAACAGAAGCCACATCTTCTTTATCAAACTGATCAAAAGGATTTTTTGCCATTGCTTTATTTCCCAATCACTACGTGCCAATGAGGGCCAGTAGCATTCTTAGATGGATTTTTTACTTCGTCACGCGATTCAATAATGCGATATCCAGCATTTCTAATCTGAGTAACATACTGTTCAAAGGTGATGCCAGGAATTGGGGCAACATCAACCGCTCCAATAGAACTTGCATGAAATGACTTAGGATTCTTTTTTGATAACGGATGACTAGGCCCACGATACCCAGAAGTAATGTCGGCTTGTGGGAATAGCTCACTTATCACCTTCCTCCCGTTCGCGAAAGTTACCAGACGGAGAGCCCGTCTGACCTCCTATGATACGAGATGAAGGGTTTGGATTGCTAGGCGTTCCATATTTCTTATCAAAATCCGCCGCCAAAGAAGGATTCTGCCTTAGCAAATTAACTGCATTTTGTGGAATTTGCGGAGTAACTGATGGTTGTCCACTTGCTATAGCAGCCTGTAAATCCCTTTTCAGGAATAGGCCAACGTTAGGAACTGCCACCCAAGGATCACCTTCACGCTTTGCACGCAGAGCATCTTCAAATTCTGTGGTTCCTGGTTTCTTGCCTTCTGCAATAAGTTCCTTGATGAATGGAGTGTCCATTTGAACATTGGAACCAAAAATCTTTTCATGCGCTTCACCGCCACCATAATTGTATATGATGGTCGATAGCACAGCTTCCCGCGCTTTGGGGTCTGTGGTGGTGTTATATGTGGCCTTAGCGCGTTCAAATGTCTGAGCTAGGTCTGGACGCTTTGAGTTCTTCAACGCCTCAATGCGCTCATCAAATAGCTTATTCACATCTTCCGGCCTGTTTTCTCGATTGAGAATAAAGGCAGTTTGCGATGCTTCAAGAATGGCTTTTTGATCGCCTTCGCCCATTGTCTTGCGATAGCCTTCGACTTGCTCTTTCGCTTCTGGGTACTTCAGATAGAAGCTAGCAAAAGATTGCGTGTCTGGCTTTTCCATAAGCGCAGCCAAGTCTGTCTGCAAGCTTTGCTGCCTTTCCATCTTTGCTCGACGGTCTTGCTCTGCCCGTTGCAATGCAACAGACTGCAAAAATATTTGCCTTGGATCGGAGGCAATAGAGTAATCTCTAGCCATTAAAATAATCCCTTGCCTATGCCGCCAACTTCACCAAGTATGTCACTGAACATTTTGCCCCGTGCCAAAGCTCCGCCAGCTTGCGCTTCACCGCGCTGACCAAGAAGATTTGCAATGCTACTAGCAGCACTCATGCCAGATGCGCCAACACCAGCCGCAGATTGTTGACCTAGCTGTGTCATGCCACCCAAGCGACTATATTGCTGCTCAAGGAACTGATTCAACAATTGAGGACGGAACTGGGCCAGTGCGCCTTGCACGTTGCCACCACGAAGGCCACCAGTTGCCGAAGCATTCTGGAGGATAGCTTCTTCTTGCTGCCGTGCTAGAGACTGGAATAAAGGATTCTGCTCTTGCTGGGTTACATATTCTTGCTGTGCTTCAGGGCCAGCAAGACCTAATGCCGCCATTTGCGCTTGTAGAGCAGGGCCACCAGCCTCAGTGTATGGTTGCAGTAACGTCCGCAGTTGTTCGCGTGCCGCACGGGTTTCTTCAATACCAGCTTGCAGTGAAGCAGCCTCAATGTTGGATGCTTTTTTAGCGGCGCTACCCTTTATTAAAGAGCCGCCAATGCTAGTTGCAGCAGCAATACCAGTTACTGGATCAGGCATCAGACATTTCCTTCATATATTCATCAAGGCTTTCGCCATAAAGCTTTAACACAACGTGACCTATTTCCATTGCTGCTTGCGTGCCGTGAACCAACTGCACTGTAGCAAGAACAATATCATAATATCCAGCACGCCAAACAAAACTGGTAGCGCACGCATCACCAGCTAGCTCAACAGTATCAGACGCCTTCCACTTTAGAATCGCAGTGCTGACAAGGGGAAGCAAAACTGTGAAATGGGCTTGATAAAACGGATTAGCTGGCAATCCTACTAGCGCAGCCCAGATAGCTGCATCCGCATCGTCGCGATCGATCTTGTCGCCATCAACAATATCATCAAAAAGCTGAACAACTTGCCATAGGTCAATTAGCCATTCAACGGCAGCTTCGGGCAAGTCTAATGCTTCCACAAAGTTCCTACGCAACCAGTATTCAGGCGTTCCGCTTTTAAGCATAGTAAGCTTTCTACTATTGAGCCCCAGGCTGCTCTATAACGCTCTGTGGCAAAACCATAACACAATCAATCTTCAAATTCAAACTCTCGTTCTTCTTGTGCTTGACAAGAGCGCAGATCGTGACAGATGAACTCGAACTTATGGCAGTAGCCACGAAAGCCAGCATCAACGTCCCATTGGTTAAATGGAATCTTTTCCATCTTAGCTTGGGTCATTGTGCTGTTGTCGTAATACTCGCAGTTTGAGCAGCGACGGCGACGCGCCTCAGTCTCATCCACTTGCATAGCTTTGCCAAGCGCAATCCAGTATTCAGGATTAGCATCGCGCTCGTTACTAGGGTTTTCAGGGCCAAGCATCCAATCGTCAATGACGATCTTGGTGTTCTTCTTGTTCTCAGCGGTGGTAATGAATGGTTCGCTTTCACGTAGACCAGCAAAGCCTTCAATAATCATCATTGGCTTTTTCATTATGCTATTTCCCGTCCAGATGCGCGAATGTTGATTGCCGTAGCTGTTCCCGCAATAGTTGAAATAAATCCGCCAGCCGCAATTACCTGACCGACTAGCTCAGGAAACGTGTAGGTCTCCGATGGCTGAAGCGTCTTGGTCTTGACGATAAGGTTGTCATTTCCTGCGCTGCCAGACACTGCCACAAGGTTAACGCTAATCGTCGCAGCAGTTGCGGTGTAATTAGTCGCCGTGAACTTGTCGATGACCGTCGTGACGTTCGTTGCAGTGTATTGCGTTGTCTGCGTGTTCTCCGCAGTCTTTGCGGGAATCAGAACCCTTGTTGAAACAGCCATATCAAGTCTCCATAGAACTTATATTGTCGGTCACTGTTAAGATAACCGACGGGATTGATGGGTGTATACCTGTTGCCACTTCCGCAAGCAACTCCACGGATGTATCGTCTACTTCCCACATCAACTCAATGTAGTCGCCAGCGTTTAACTGAATGACGTAATTCCATGCGGCAAGCGTTTCTCCGTCATTCCCTTGGATGCGGATTTGTCCAGTGCTATCAGGAACGTTTGTGCCGTTCTTTCGTAACCATACATATACAAGCCCAACGCCGCCCGATGTCTTATGCACCTGCGCTGAGAACTGGACGTTATAGATATTGGGCCGATCCACAAAGATGCGCGAAGTCGGACTGCCTCTAGTCACGCCAAACGACAAATCTGTTGTGTTAAAGGTCATTGGATACGCCGTGTTGATAACGGCTGCTGTCTGCGTTGTCGTATCGTAAAACGAACCGTAGCGCGGTGTGCGATGCTGCCTTGGTGGTGGCATCTGCTGAAGTGCTGTGATTTGCTCTTGCAGTGCTGCGACCTGTTCTTGCGATGCCGCTGCTGGCGCTCGGTCAAGATACTCCAGTACAGACTTCATTACCTCAACAGAAGCTAATGCTTGATTTGCGGATGCCACTGCGTCGCCAGCCAAGATGGTGGCTTCCGTAACGCTAAAGGGAGCCACCTCATTGCTGACCACTTGAAACAGTTGTTCAAACTGCTTGATCTGCTCATGGTCTTGCAGAAACGATGCAAGCTGATCGCGGGTAAGGTTGAGCCTCTGAACCATTAGTAAGCCAACGGCTCTATCTGCGCCTCTAGCCTAGCAAAAGACATATGAGCGTCTGATGTGCCTTGGAAGCGTTGAACGCGCCAGTTACGCATCCAGCCTTGGTGGAACCATACAAGACGCTTTGCTCGCTGCCCTGTCTTACCAGCCTTGATAAACTTCTGTTGGCTCCAGTTCTGCCCGTCGATTGAGTAGCTGGTGTTAATGGTTGGGTCTAAGCCATACGCAACCGCGCCTGTCAGCGAAACCAGTTCAAGGTTCTGCAGTATCGCGCCGCGCCCATCATTGTACAGAATGGTCGTGCCAAATTCCCAGCGCACCTTCTGCCCCCAGTGCGTCGATATATCCTTTACCAGATACCCAATGGCATTGCTGGTAGGGTCGCCCAGCAACCACTTGTCATAGCACCACACGAAGTTCCTAGCGCGATATGGGGCATAGTCCACAAGGCTGCTCGTCAGTTCGAACCAAACAGGCTGGCCCAATTCCTGCGATGCCGCTGCGTCAAATACAATCGTGCGATCTGGAAGGTGGATATATAGATGCTGGTGCGCTCGATCGTTTCTTGCCTCTAGCTTTACGCCCGATAGCTGCGCCTCAGTGAATGTCGCCAGCAGTTCGTCAATCTCTTGCGTGCTGACTTTTTTCGCGTTTGCGTTTGCGCCAAGATAAATCCCTGGAGCTTCATTAAAGCCGCTACCAAGGAATGCGATGTTTTCAAGGAACACGCAGCAAGCATGAGTGCCGACCACGCCCTTTTCAATCTGTGCGCCTTCGATGCGCTGGAACGGGAATAGGTCGCCGCCTACGTTGTCAAAGACTTCGATCGTGTGACGGTTGAGCGCATAGACTTCATTGCGTAGTTTCAGCAGGGCAACCACTGGGTCAGGGTCAACTTCCGACGAACCATATTTCAGCGGGTTCACTGCGAACGGATTGCTTAGGTCTGTGACAATAAGGAACTCGCCATCAGTGGTCATCCAGTAACCATCCACCCACACTGTATCTAGAACAACGCCAAGATCAGGGTCTGTTACCTGAGCCAGCACTTGCGTGTTTATATCCCAGAGGAATAGATTGTTGTTCGACGCAATACCGATATAGTCAAAGCTGTAGTCCAGCGTGACGTAATCGCCATCAGTGCCGACATCGCCCAAGATTGTCACAGCGCCGTTGCTGGCAACTGAAACGAACTTGGAACCCATGACACGGTAGCAAACGCCGTTGTAGTTTATGCCACCGCGATCAATGCCAGGGCCAGTGCCGTTACCGACAATGCCTTCAGCGGGTCGCAGATAACCATTATTGATTCCAGTTGCCTTTGGCACAGGCACAAGGTTCACCGGATAAGACGTTCTAAAGTCTGGCCCGTTGTCCGTATAGATGCCATTAATGATTGGAATCTGTGTCATGGATATATGTTATTCCAGCAGAATATAGCCGCCATCTTCAAGAGTCAGGAAGTCACCATTCTCTAGAAGAAGCGCACCAAGGACAGGGCCACCGTCTACGTTGAAATAACGCAAGCGATTCCGAAGGCGCGTTAGCAAAAACATTAGAAGCCTTCGCCTGGAATGATGTGGAGCGAACCACCGCCAGCAGGGGCAATGTATGCGATCCGGTCATAATCCATAAACTTGCTGATGCTCACCTGACCGTTTGGCGGAACAAGATAGTCAGCAGTCGTTGCAGCTAGACCAGCGCCAGTGCCGATGCGGACAAAGCACTCAACCGAATTACGGCTGGTGATGCAAAGCGATGTCGTGTTCCTGCGGATAACAGAGTTTGCGCTTGTGTTTCCAGGAGAGACTAGAATAGCTTCTCCATAAGCGGGTGCAAATGTTTCAATATCATTCATAGCTCAATTCCTTTACCACTTAATCTTGTCCGACCAGAAGGCCGCGCTCATTTTGCCCTTAGCTATATTCTTTGCGTGTCTAGCCTTGAATGATGCGCGGCGCTTCTTGTTAGATTCGCTTTCGCCCTTGCTGGCAGGAGAACCCATAACGCCCTGTTGCCCAAAACGGATTGTCCTGATCTTATCGCCTTCTTTGGCGACCACAACGTGCGACTTCTTCGGATGCGATGGTGTGCGCTTTGGTTTGTTATAACCAGCGACACCAGCACGAGTAAGGCGCGAATCCTTTTTCACTTGGACAACTTACTTCTTTTTCTTCTTGGCTTTGGTCATGGTCATTGACTTACCAGCCTTAGCAACGGCCTTTTTCGCCATTCCCATACCCTTTGAGCCATAGCTCATCTTTCCGCTACCCATTTTCATATCAATTCTCCAATTAGAAAGTTACATGAAGCTTGAATGCTTCAAGCCGCATGAGGTTATTCGCAGTCGCTGGCTTTACCGTGATTGCAAATGTCTGATCCTGTGTAGCATCGACGTTCAGGAACACGTTCGCACCAGTCGATAGGCCATGACCTACAGCAGTTGCCGAGTTGCTGACAACTTGCGAGCTACCACGATTGCACATTAGCTTCTGAACGCACGCGCTGGTGTTGTTCGCCGCAGCAGCAGCCAAGAGAACACCGCCGCCATATGTCATGCCCAATGTTTTAACTGTAGCGTTATTGGTCAACGTGAACAGAGCGTCAATCTCCATACCGCCACCAACGCCCATCGACCAGCCAGGGACTGTGACGGATGCTAAAGTAATTTCGGTGTTAGCTACAGCAACTACGGCAACGCCGTACCAAACGAGAGCAGTTTGTGTGCCAGACTGCGTACCGCTGGTGGTGACTGCTGCGCCGCCTGCTGATGTAGACACTGTGAAGGTGTTGGCTGAAAGCACTTCCTTGACATAGTATGTGGTGTTGATAGCCAATCCAGTAGGCAATGCACCCGTAGTGGTAAAGCGAATGGTGTCATTCACCGACAGGCCATGTGCTGTCCAAGTGACTACGCCAGGTGCAGCAATGGTAATCGTTACGGTTGACGAAACGTAAGGTAGGTCAATGGTTACCTCCTCAGTATCTGTATCAGCGTCTAAAACTTCATAAAAGCCTGTGGTCGCCGTTCCACCCGTCCAAGTGATATAAAGGTCAGAGCCTTGCGATACTGCGTTTGTAAGGCCATGAACGCCAGCACTTACCAGCTTTACGTCACCCGCATCATCGTCATAGGTAAGCGTCACAAAGGTAGCTGCTGGCTCAACAAGGCTAACAGGCTCAAGGCTTCCGATTGTCAAAGGCGGGAAGTCACGCAGCGTTGGTTGAGCGCCTACATCGTATTGCGCTGTTGACTCAATGCCGCTGACGATACGCACAGTGCGATCAACTGGATAAGGGCCAAACATCTCTGCGCTGTTAGTGAGAGACGCAATTTCGGTATAATAGTCATAGCTTACTGGGCCAATTGGCTCAAGCAATACGGTTGTGGCATCATTGCCCACGTTTCCAATGCTGATATATTGACCAGCAGGAACAATCACATCTGTAATGGTCTGAGTTAGACCTGGTTGAATAATCATATCTCAATCCTTTAATTGCGGTTAATTAGCCGACTTTCCAAACAGTGCCATCACTATATACTGGAACCTTGTTCGCACCACCACCAGCAACAGTAGCAGCAAATGTCGTGCTACTGCCATCAGTGATGAATGCGCGAGCCCCTGCCCCAGCGTTAACGGCTGTGGGAAGCTGGACATAAGTCACAGGCGTTGTCTGCACTGATGCACAGGTGACAGCGCCAAAGTTTACCTGAACGTATTCGATAAGTGTTGTAACAGAGCAACGACGAGCGTCACCTTGGTTGGTTACGAACAGCGGTAACTGATCTCCACCGGAGACCTGAGTTACAGTTGGAAGCTGGTTAATTGTAGGCATTGTTTAACTCCATTCAAATGGGCCATCAGGCCCTGCATTTAGAGGATCGTAAGGAATCCGAACGAAAGGATTATCCCAGCGCCAAGGCTTATTGCCTTGACCTAATGGCATTGTTGATGGAAGTTGTTGTTCAAGCGGGAATGTAGCGCGTTGCAGCAATACGTTATAAGCGCTCTTAGCCGATACCTTAGTGTCAGCAGATACACTCTTGCCGTATCCAGGAGCAATCCTAATGGCTAGGTTAGTGATGATAGCTTCCCATGCGCTGTCAGGCACATTGGTTTCTGTATCTAGGTCGCTGTCTTGTGGGCTGCTTGGCATTGCGTAGCCAAGGCGGATGCCAGCAGCATTCCATTCAGCAATCATGGAATCTAAACGGCGCAACGCAGCCTCTAGCTGTTCAGGCTGAAGGTCAAAGACGTAATCTGCCAAGCCTATTTCTTCAAAGGCTGACGTTACGAACTGGCGCTTTGTGTATCCCATTACTTTTTAACCTCTGGTTTATATCCAACGCTATCCCAATATCCCTTATAAAGCTTCGTAAAGTTATCAGCCATTTCTGGCGTATCAAACTTAATAAAATCACGGCGCTTTAAAGCTTCATCAAAAGCAGCATTGCCATAGTCTTGTAACTCACCACTTTCATTTACCATAACACGAGGATAAGCATAAGCCTTTCCGTCTGCTGTTTTATATTCCATTTTGTGCGTCATTACCTGCTGTTTTTTAGGGTCTTCAGTATCAACTGTTACAGGCGCTTTGAATGGAAATAGAATGCGCTTTACAAATGGCACTGCGCTATTGTCACGCAGAATCCGCTCAATGCCAAGGTCTGTATAAGCATCGCTTGTAGCTTTATCTTTGCCTTTACTAACCTGCGACATCTAGACCTCCAAGTTCAATGTGCTGCCTTATATCAGAAAGTCGCACATTAAACGAATAACTATTTCTTCTTCGCCTTAACTGGCTTTGTAGTCTTTGCAGATGCAATGAAGTCAGCCTTTGTTGGCGCACCTTTGCTGCCAGGCTTCTTCATGCGCTCTGGTGTCTTGCCAGCAGCCTTCTGAGCCTTGATCCGATTCCGTTTCGCATTAATGTTTGCGTATAGGCCCATCTTCATTTCTTTTTCATCTTCTTGGTCATGCCAGCTTCAGAAAGAGCAATGGCAATAGCTTGCTTGGCGTTCTTAGCCATAGGAGCTTTCTTTG